GCTCATCATAATACAATCAAACTCACCTTCGGTGACGCAGATATATTTGTCAGCAACAAAGCATGCTTGTGTATTAAACATAGTAGTCTTAGCACCAACTAGTCCCATATACTTAGGGTCATCATTACCTAGTGCACGGAATCTAATATCAACTACACCCGACGGTGTAATGTATGGGATAGCAAGCCGTCCTTTGTATGGCTCATGACCTGGCAGTGGGTCTTCTACCACTCCCAAGTGAAATACTTTTGCCTCGTCTACCGAGAGTTGACGGCTTAACAGATACGGCTCTGCTTTTTCTATCGCTGCTGCGTATCTCTGTGTTGCCTGTAGTAAGAAATTTCTCTGCGAAGTTGACAGCCTCACGGTAGTCACCACCTTCCTTGTACATAATGAGTGAATAAGTATCGCCTTTGACACCACAACCATGGCATACAAAGGCGTTCTTATCATAGTTAACTGCTGCACTTGCATGTGAATCATGATGGAACGGACACTTCATCTTACGCCATCCGTTACCTACTGCTGGTGTATCTGCACCTATATAGTGGAGATACTCCTCAATGCTTGGTTTCTCCAAGTGCTCTCCTTAGTAAATCTACATAGACATGTCCAGGCATGGTGCAGTACCACTCGCTAGGGCTCCGCTTCCCTTTACGTTTGTGCCACACCACACCTGTCCAAGCCTTATCGTTAGCCATCTCGGTTAACAATTCTTCTGTCCATCCAGCCAAGTTCATCTTGGCATGGTTTTTGATTTCAATTGTAACTCCAGGTATACCTGAGATGTCACCTTTGTCTAGCGTAGCACCAGCCAATCGCCTATCTACATATGGGAACCATTGTTTAAGATACGCAACTACGTCGCGCTCTGCTCCACTGCCTTTGGCTTTGGCTGCATTACTCATCCCAGTAATGCACAATCGTTTTAATTGTTGTATGAATACTGCAATCACAATCATCTTGTGATTCTTTAAAATGAATTTGATAGTCTTCATAAATTAAATCAATAAGTTCATTGATTGTATATGGTTTATATATAGTACTCATACTGTCATCTCTGGTTGTCTATAGTCACGCACTATGTCTTCGAGATACATAGATGCTGGGTCGAATGATAGTGATAGGTATGTGCTACCCGTCGGGTCTGCTTTGCCATAACGATTTTTAACTGGGGCTACACATAAGTATGTGTCTGCCCCTTGAATCATTTGACCTACAGTTAGCACCATTGCTGGAATCTGTGCAACTTTGCCTTGCAACGCTGAGCGTGGCTGGCAAGGATAACCTGCTGCACCTTCTTGTGTATGGTGTAGCACTAGCACTGCTGCATTGGTATCTCTTGCAAGATACTTAAGTTCTTTCATTACCTGACGCATGCCAGCAAACTCTTCGTGTCCATCAATAGCAATGTCCATAAGATTGTCTACAACTATAAGTGTTGGGCTTCTGCCCCACATAGTTTCAAATGCAGATACTTCTTCATCTAAGTCTTTAAGTGTAGGGCTGGGCTCGAATGACCAGTACATACCAGAGAACTCACGCAGATATTCTGCTGCTTTGGTTGGTTCTGTCTTAAGCATATGCTCTGATGCTTGCTGAGTTATCTTAGCCTTCATAGCAAGCAAACGCATAGCCATGGTATGTGCATTGGTATCAGCAGAAAAATATAGTGTTGGTTGTTTTAATCTTGCTGCGATATGTAATGCAATAGATGACTTACCTGCGCCTGGAGTACCTGCAATGATAGTAACTTCTGCTCTACGCAAGATGATACCTTCACGCTGAAAAGCCTGGAAAGGTGGGGGTAATGGTTCCCCCCCCACCTCCGCCTTGTTAATACTACGGCGTAATGTTTTCATTTAACTCCTGTGCTTATCGTTTTTGCAATGTTCCCAACATGTACCACACTTGGCACAATGGTCTATCTGTGAGCCAACATCATATGTTGTTCCACAATAGTCACACATGTTATGCCTTTGTTTGGTCGGCTACAAATGTAGCAAACTCTGGTGAGCCTGCCTTTACATACTGAGTTGTGCATTTGCTTGGGTCGCCTTGCTTAGCAGGACAGAAGTGTCCTTTGTATGGACCGAACTTGCCAGTCATACCATAAATACGTGTCATTGTACCGTGAGGGCATTGACGTGCACCTGCACCTGGCACTGCTGCTACTTGTATTGGTCTTGAGTCCCATGACTCAGTAACTACTGTGCCACCTAGTTGATTGGCAAGCATGCCAATTGCTGGTGCTGGTGGTACCGCAGCATTGACTGGTGCTGCCCCACGAATTGCTGCTTCTAGTTCTACAGTTGCAGATGCTAGTGATGCTAGTGTCATTGCAACTGTCTGGTCTAGTTCTTCTGCATTAGATGCACGTACTGTTACAAGTGAACCTGCTGCTGATTTAACTGTGATACTGATTGGTGCTTCGCTGTGTGTCATGTTACTCCTTGATTGGTGTTACTAGTTTTTTCTTAGTATCGCGGAAGGCGCGTACTTTCATTGCTAATTGTATACCCTTCCAACCTTCTTTGATGTCAACGAAATGAAGCGTGCATTCTCCACCACCTGCTGGCAAGTGGACAATGATACCGCGTTCAGTGTTGATGTCACCCCAATTACCGCGGGTTGCCGTAGCAGGGTCGTACGGCAAGCCGTGCGCATACACTGCTAACTGCATAGCAATTTTGTTGGGGTATGAGATGCTGCCTGTCTTAAGGTCAGAGATAAACAGTTCACCTTTGTATCTAACGATACGGTCAGGTGTACCTGCAATCTTGTACTTATCTAGCACGCAAAACTGTTCGATGTTTACATTCTCAAAGTCTTTAGTTGCATCTGCGTATGCTTGTATGTCTGCAACATAATCATCAGGGATAACACCTAGGTCTTCACCTCGGTCTAACTTCTCTGTCAATGTATGTAGTGCAGTACCAATGGTAGCCTGCTTGGTTGCACCAGCAGCCTCCATTGCATCTTCTACTAACTTGTCCATCTCTAACTTGTTGTCTCTGTTTGCTGATGCAGCAAGCAGTAGGTCTGGACGCAGCGTTAATCCTGCTGCTGCCATACGTAACTTCCATGCTACTAATGCAGTGCCATCATCTAATGAACCTGCAACTGTAGTTGTCCGTGTGTATGGTACTGGCTTACCACCCTTGGGTGGGACAACCATTGGTCTACCATAACGGTCTCTTGGTATAACTAACTCTGACATTGTTCTCCTTTGATTAAGTACTAGCAGGAGGTAGGACAAGGAGAGAGCCAAAACCTACCGCCCACTAGTGTCCCCATCATATCACATAGTTGACGGACTATGCGTTGATGTTATTGCCGCAATGCGGACAAAATCTTTCAGGCTTTTTATATACAACATACTTAACATCATCTTTGAAATCCTGATGTACGTATATTTTACACCTATTGCGTGCACTGTATAGTCGCACGATTGCGCCTGATTGATGCAGTACTGACAACACGCCACTTGCTGTGCCGTGATGCCATCCTGTTTCTTGTGCTAACTCTTTCCAAGTTAGCCCTAGTTTACCCATATGTTTTAATAGGTGTAACGCTTTTTGTTGGTTATTTAACTCACGACCAGATTGGATATTATCTAATGCTCTCTGCTCAGATGTATCTGTACCTGACCAGCCAGCAGTACCATTGTATGGTAGGTATGTTAGTTCACTCAATTGAAATACCCCTCTGCCCATATCCCTTGCATAAAATCTATTGCTTTGTTGATTGCCTCAACATCGGCGGGGTTAGCCTCAATGCCACAGAGACCGCTTAATATCTCGTTAAATTCTTCTTTACTATAACCTAACATTAGTTGTTTTCTTCAATGTCAAAGATTTCAATGCCTTCTACTTCCATGTCAGCAGAATAGTTTGACACGTCAGTATTATCTTCAATGATACTTTGAATCTCATCTTCATCTTCTACTTCAACATTGAATGAACCTGTGATAGTAAAGGTTCCTTTGTATTTGGTAGTAAGTTTGCTGCATCCGATACGTTCGAGTAATGCATTGACGTCATCTTTGTTGCATGTCGTCTCACCATCTTCCCATTCACCTTCACTGAAAAAGTCACGCACTTCATTACGTAGGTTACGGAGTTCTTTTCGCTTGCTGTCAATTTCTTCTGCATATACGTTGAGTTCCTTTGACCTTTTCATAAAATGCAGTACTTCTGCTTCAGTATAGTTTACTGTACCATCTGCTGTTGTTACTTGTATTGTGTCCATGTTTCCCTCTCGTTGTTTGTGTGTGCTCCGTGTTCGCCACTGGCGGAGCAACCCAGTGAGGTGTCTCTTATATAACAGGAAAGGATTATATAAGTTCTTGCGTGGCATAAACTACCTGCATCTCAGCCCCCATGCTAGAAGCCTTACGCTGGTTCACTATGCCAATACTAGGTCTAGTGTTTTATCTTTGATACGGTCATTGCGTCCGCTGATGGTGGCAATGGCACGTCGGTCAGAGCCACCAGAAGCATAATGGTCAGCATGTTCAATGACTGCTTGCCATACACCAAAGGCTGTGCCTCTGATGTTCTCTTGTGTAGGTGACTGGCTGTAAATATTCCATGCTGAGTCACGACCATTGAGTGCAATGGTACGTTGACGGCGTTGACCTTGTGATAGTAGATGGTCAGGTGCTTCTTCAATCTCTGATGGTAGTGCCCATACAGCCTTGAAGATATTCTTAACTTGACGTTCATCAACCTTACGTTGTAGCAACGTACCTGCTACTACTTCATATTGTTGAATAGAATCATATGTTAACTGTGTGATGTTACGGATGTCATTGACTGACAACTCCGAGTTGGTTGTGTGTTTCATGACATAGGTGTATGCATTTTTATGTTTACCTTTGATGATGCGATTGATTTGATTAGCACAAAACAAACGCTCAATGATAGGGCGAATACGTACTGCACATGAACCATCATGTGATGATTGCACTAGTAGGAACGCAGCGTGTGGGTCATTGGCTACTTGTACACCTGCTGGTAATTCCATTACCATCCAGATGTTAGCACCATTGTTGTACTCACCTGCTGCTGTATACCGTGCATCACCTGAGTCAACCAGTGTATCTAACGCACTGAATACTTCCATGTTCTGCACAATCTTGTACTTGTCACCGACTACACCAATGACTTCATTGGTATTGTCTTTGCCAAGTTTAAGTACAGCCTGTCGTTTAGGTACAGGGTAGTGAAGTTGTACTGTTTCTAAATCACTAACTGGAATATGAACGATTGCTTCCATGTCTGCTAACTGTACGTTCCAGTCAAGACCAGCCTGTCGTGCAGCCTCTGATGCAGAGCCAGCATTGACAGCAGTGCCTGCTTGTACCCAAGCCTGCTTGTTTAGTTTGGCTACTGCTTTGTTATTATATGATTCGCTAACTTGTAACATTACTCTTCCTCTCCGAAGATATTTTTTATTACTTGTGGGTGTAGTTCTTTGCGCATCTTGGCAAATCCTGCTGGTTCCCAGCCTGACCTGAACACACGTGCAAGCAAACGTGCTAGTGAATAGTTCTCTTGTGCATTTGATAGCACAAGGAATGCATCTGCTGTGTTGCCTTGCTCATAGTACAACTGAGCAAGCAATGATGCAGGTGCATTTATGTATGGTGTATCTGTTGATGCTTGGTCAACTAGATACTTGAGTGCTGCTTCTGTATTTTTATACTTATCTAGGATTCCAAGTGCAAAGTCACGCACTTGAATGTCAGTTAGATAATACAGAACTAATGCTGTTGTCTCCATCTCTACATCTGATGCATTGAACGACATGAAGTATCCATCAATTAGGTTTGCACCTACACGCTGGACTGCTGTGTT